AACTACAAGAATTAATGGCCGACCAGTTCAACTGACTCCGTTTGGGAGGTTGGAGCCAGCGCCCTCACATTTCGCAGCAAGGTTACCAATGGGAGAGGAGTGGCAACCTTGCTCGGCGAAGAGCAAGCCCCGTTCTAGTATGGGGATGATCAAGGAGGCTGCTCTTCTCAGATCACTTCGGACCTGTTGCAACGACAATGTCCCAAACTGAGACAAACTGTCAATCTAAATCAACATATAGTAGTGAATTTTTGTACAAACCAAAAATGTAGGTTTGTTCATGAGTTCACAAACTCACCTCATTCAGGGCCGCTTCAAGCCTACCCCTGAGTGATCAAATTATCCAGAAGACAAAGACGCAAAGTCCACCAGTGCCGAGAGGCCCATATATACGGCGGTATATACGCACCCTCCATCAAGCACTGCCACTCATGGGTCCTTCTGAGAATGCAACGCCATTTTCACAAGGAGATCAAACAATGGCATTTGGAAAGGCAACGGGCTACACCAACCTCAACTCAGGCGGGTTCAGCCCAGTAATTTATAGCAAAAAAGTTCAGAAAGCTTTTAGGAAGAGTTCGGTTGTTGAGGACATCAGCAATACGGATTATGCCAATGAAATCAGTAATATGGGTGATACGGTGCGTATTATCCGCGAGCCGGATGTGCAGATCAATCAGTATTTGAGGGGGACGAACCTTCAGACACAAGATTTGACGGACACTGATTTTACGATGATCATTGATACTGCGAACTATTTCCAGTTTGCACTGGATGACATCGAAGAAGCACACTCTTAATTTATGGGAGCTTTTAGGAGTAATCCTAATCGAAAAACTAGGTGAATTGTCTGGGACATCCTAACGTAAAGACGAGGACAATCAGCAGCCAAGCCGCAAAGCGGAAGGTTCAACGACCATCTCGAAAGAGAGTAGGATCAAGCGATCCGAAGCGCCTAGCCCCTGAGAAGCATCAGGGTGATGATATGGTCTTCTCTGCATGGAAACATGCAGCAGTTCATCAGAGAACGGACAAGTAATTAGCGAAACTTGTTGAAAACATGGCATGTCAATTTCATGGATCTGGCTACAGACCGAGCAGCATATAAGCTACGGGATGCGTTCGACGAGAACATCCTTGGCTATTTGACTGGTTGGGAAGGTGGCGCAGGCTCATGGGCAAGACGTACAGCAGCAGTCGGATCAGCGGCCAACACAGGCGCAGATGCAGACGAATTGCTTGCGGCGAATAAGCTTTCAATAGCCAGCTTCGGCGGCTCAGAACTCGCTGGCGCAGCAGACGCTGCAGGCAACACAGGTACAGCAGGCGAAGTTACTGCGATCCCTGTAGCTGCAGGCGGTGGCACAGGCGCCGTTACATCACCACTCGCAATCCTCAACCGTATGGCTCGTCTAATGGACGCCCAGAACGTTGACACCGACAATCGTTGGTGTGTGGTTGACCCGGTATTTAAAGAGCAACTTCTCGACGAAGACGCAAAGTTAATTAATCGGGATTACGGCGGTGAAGGCGAAATGCGTAACGGTCGTATGCCAGGAACCATCCGAGGTTTCCGTATCTACACCTCAAACAACCTTCCTTACGAAGGCACAGGTGCAGGTATCAACTCATCAACTGGTTCTGAAGCAAACTTCGGCGTTATCGTCGCTGGTCATGACAGTGCAGTAGCTGTTGCGGATCAGATCGCAAAAACAGAAGTTTTCCGTTCACCAGATACTTTCGCAGACATCTGCCGGGGTATGCAATTGTTCGGGAAAAAAATACTTCGCCCAGAAGCTTTGGTCACAGCGAATTACTGCTTGGCCTAGTAGCTCAAATGGGGGCAGGGCATCTACTTGCCCCCTTATTTTTCTTAAGGATTTCCCATGCCAACAACGTATATTGACCTTTGCAACCAGGTCCTTCGTCGTATTAACGAAGTTGAAATTGTTGCGGGTGACTTCCCGACTACCAGAGGCGTTCATGCCCTGGTAAAAGACGCAGTTCAGTCCGCCATTGCCCGGTTAAATCAATCGGAGTTCAGTTGGCCGTTTAACGCTGCAGAACACACACAAGTTTTAGTCGCAGGTCAAACCGAATATACCTGGCCTACGAACTTCAAAGTTGCTGATTGGAACAGCTTTCAAATCCAAAAGAATGATGGTCTCGGTACAGGGTATAAAACCCTGAAACCTATCGAGCGGGACGAATGGTACAACAATCACAGGGATGACGACTACGAAGCTGGGGCCTCTGGTCGAGGAATTCCGGATCTGGTTTTCCCGAGCCATGGTAGTGGTTTTGGAGTGAGCCAATCCCCAGATAAAGCCTACACAGTTCGGTTCCGTTATTACCGTAATTTCACTGATCTCGTTAATCATGACGATGTCAGTCGAGTGCCCACAGAATTCGATACCGTCTTGGTCGATGGTGCAATGTATTTCTTGTACATGTTCAAGGACAACATCCAAGCGGCACAGGCTGCATACGTTGCTTTTGAATCCGGCCTCAAGAACCTCCAGTCCATTTACATCAACAACTACACCTCAGTTCGAGACACTAGGATTGCATTCTAATGCCTGATGAAATCCAGTCGTTTAAGCTCGTCTGTTCTGGCGGCTTAAACTCCAACGAAAATCACCTATTTCTATCGGAAGCTACCCCTGGGGCTGCTACCCGTCTGGTGAACTTTGAACCGTCCCTATATGGCGGTTATCGTCGTATAGAAGGGTATGCACTACTAGGCGGTTTAGATGTTGAGGTTGGTGCAGGTGTAGCCGAAGGGCCTGTTCTTGGCCTTGCCATCTACAAGAATGAGCATTTAGGCAATCCCTACATCATTGCAGCCCGTAAGGACGTAGGGTCGAACACATACTCGCTCTACCAATTTATTGACCTAGTTGGGTGGCAGCAAATCCTATTACCCCCAACTGTCACACTTGCTTACACAGCGAACAGCCGTACCGTAAGCAAGATACGCCATGTGCAATTTGACTTCGGTTCTGGTTCGCAGATTTGCTTAGTCGATGGTGTAAACAACGCAACGGTTTTCGACGGTACAAACTGGTATCAGTTGAACAACACAAACACTGGCGGTGCTTCAAGTCCAGGTGGCGATCAGATCGTCAACGCACCGTCTATCGTAGAGGTTTTTGAGAACCATCTGTTCCTTGGCGGCGATTTGGGTTCTAGAGCGGTTATCTGTCACTCAGCACCAAGCGACCCGCTAGACTTCATGAACGCTAATGGCGGCGGTCAGATCACCCCTGGTTTTAACGTTGTTCAGTTCAAACCATTTCGGGATGATCTATTTGTATTCGGCGTTAATGCGATCAAAAAGGTAAGTCCTGATGTAAACGCAGGCTTTACCCTAGATCAGGTTACAACCAACGTAGGCTGCGTTGCGAGAGACAGTGTTCTAGAGATTGGCGGCGACCTGATCTTTCTATCACCAGAAGGTTTCAGACCCGTTGCAGGTACATCCCGTATTGGTGACGTTGAATTAAGTACACTGTCTAAATCTATCCAAGTGACCTTGGTCAACATGATCAAGAAGTATGATATGGATACGATCAACGGTGTTGTGATTAGAGGTAAGTCACAGGTCCGTTTCTTTGTTGGTGATGGTACTGAAGAGCTTGAAGAATCTTATGGCATCATTGGCGGTCTATCAGATCAGAACGGACAGATTGGTTGGGAGTTTGGTGAGCTAGTTGGCATCCGTACTTCCTGCGTAACCTCAGACTATATTGGCCTAGAAGAATACGTTCTGCATGGCGACCATGATGGCAAGGTTTACCGCCAAGAAGAGGGTACGTCATTCAACGGTAGAGATATCCTTGGAGTCTACGCTACGCCATACCTCGACTTCGGTGACACAGAGGTTCGCAAAACCCTTCGTAAGGTAAACACATTCATCCGCTCAGAGGGTCCCGTCGAACTGTTTATATCGATGGCCTACGATTGGGGTACACCCAACACTCCTAGACCAGTTAACTACGTTAACGAGAGTGAAGGTGGTCCCGTTGCATACGGTGCAGAAGACATCGACTATGCAGGCATAAACGTCATTTACGGCGGTAACTCTAAACCCATTATGACTTCCGACATCCAAGGCTCTGGATTTTCAGCAAGGGCTACATTCACAACAATCGGACAGTCTAAGCCCTATTCAATACAGGGCCTCGTTTTTGAATTTAGCATTTCAGGAAGACGTTAATTATGGCAGGCTACACTCGCTTATCTAGACCAGATATTACCAACGGCGCAGACATTACGGCTCCACCGTTAAACGCTGAATTTGACCAGATCGAAACAGCTTTCGGTACGACAGGCCACACTCATGATGGTACTGCAGGTAATGCACCTAAGATCGATCTAGCAACATCTGTCGCAGGATACCTAAAGCAGGTAAACGGCGGGGTAGGTGGTGCCAATAACACTACCGCAACATCAAACCCTACGATCACAGATGATACCGTTGCAGGTTATGCAAAAGGCTCTCTGTGGCTGAACACTACGACAAGCCGTATATACGTCTGTGTATCCGACACTGCCTCTGCAGCGGCATGGTATGAGCTTGCGGCTACAAACACTGCAAACAATATCCTTCCGTCAGGTGACGGTGTTGTTGATCTAGGCGCAGTTGGTAACCGCTTCGCTGACTTGCTGATGGCAGGGGATGCAACGATTGGCGGCTCTATTACAGTCACTGCAGCAAGTTCTTTCTCAAACAACGTAGACATTACTGGTGCTTTAGACGTAGGCGGCGATCTGACTGTTGATAGCAATACAACGGTTGCAGGCAACACAACGCTAAACGGCAATACTACAATCGGTAATGCGGGGACTGATACTGTTGCAATTAATGCCGAAGTATCCACAAACATTGTTCCTGCTTCAACAAACATCGATCTTGGTACAGCCGCCGATGAATTTAGAGATTTGTATATCGACGGTACGGCACACATTGATACGTTGGATGTTGATGAAAGTGCTACGGTTGCAGCAAACTTAACGGTAGAGGGCATTACATCCCTCAACGGCAATACGAATATTGGTAATGCAAATACCGATACAGTTGCTGTTAATGCGCAGGTTTCTACAAACATCGTTCCTAATTCTGACGATGCAAGAGACTTGGGTGAGGCGGCTAAAGAGTTCCGCAACCTGTTCCTAGATGGTACAGCGCATATCGACACATTGGATGTTGATGAGAGTGCTACAGTTGCAGTTAATCTTACTGTTGGCGGTAATGCCCAGATCGATACAAACCTAGATGTCGATGGCGTTACAACACTGAACGGCAACACCACTATCGGTGATGCAAATACAGATGTCCTGTACGTCAATTCTGAAATCGCAACATCCTTGGTTCCGTCTGCTACAAACCTTCGGGATTTGGGTACAGCAACCAAAGAGTTTCGAGATTTATACCTAGATGGCACTGCGCACATTGATACGCTCGACGTAGATGAGAATGCGACAGTTGCAGGTACACTAGGTGTAACAGGCAACACCACACTTACAGGTACACTGACCACAGGTGGCATCACAGGTACGTCTGCTACATTCTCAAGCAACGTAGATGTCACAGGCACCGCAACGATTGCGACAGTAGACATTAACGGCGGCAACATCGACGCAACACAGATCGGTGTTACTAACCCTGATACAGCTCGTTTTACGACAGTTGAAACATCAGGTCTGGCCTCGTTGGCGAGTGTTGATATTGATGGCGGTAACATCGATGGTACGATTATCGGTGCGACAACACCTGATACAGCGACCTTCACTACAGCCACTGCGAACAACGGTTTCACAGGTGACTTAGCAGGTAACGTTACTGCGTCTACTGGTACATCGACTTTCGACAACCTCAACGCCACAGGCACTATTACAGGTAATGTCACAGGCGATATTACTGGTAACGTAAACGCAAGCACAGGGTCTTCTACATTCAACGATGTGACCATCAACGGCACATTGAACATGGATGCAGGTACGACTGCTACAATTACGAACCTAAGTACTCCTGTTAACCCAGGAGATGCCGCTTCAAAAGGGTATGTAGATTCTGAGGTTGCAGCACTTGTAGATGCGGCTCCCGCAGCATTGGATACGCTGAACGAACTAGCTGCAGCAATCAATGACGATGCTAACTTCAGCACCACAATCACAAACAGCATTGCTACTAAATTGCCTCTTGCAGGTGGTACAATGTCTGGTGCCATCGATATGGGTGCGAACAAGGTCACTAACGCAGCCGATCCGACTGCCGCACAAGACCTTTCGACCAAAGCGTACACTGATCAACAAGACGCTCTGCAGGTTAGCAAAAGCGGTGATAGCATGTCTGGTAACCTTGCTATGGGTTCCAACAATATCACTGGCTTGGCGACACCCACAGCCAATGACCATGCAGCCACAAAAGGCTACACTGACGGTATCCTAGGCTCTGCTACGGCTGCATCAGCAAGCGCAGCGGCGGCGGCTACCTCTGAGAATAACGCAGCGGCTTCGGCAACGGCGGCAGCGGGTTCTGCAAGCACAGCGAATACAGCAAAGCAGGACGCAATTGATGCCTTAGACGAATTTACCGACATCTATCTAGGTGCAAAGTCTTCAGCCCCATCAACCGATAACGATGGTGATGCACTGGATACTGGTGCGATCTACTGGGATACCACTGATGAGCAACTATACGTTTATGACGGTACAAACTGGCAGCAAGCTGCGTTTACCCTTGGCTCATCCATTGCAAATGTAATC